TTTGTGGCTCAGTGTTCAGGACCACGACGCGATCAATAGGCGGGTCCTCCTGGATAAAGTCCTGGTTAAGTGACGGACAGGAAGCGAAGTCTTGCGCCAGGTGCCAGGAGTCCAGAGTCTGAGGGTCATTAGAACGGAATTTGCCTGTAATTTTTGACGGCTTGTAGCGATATTCTGCATAGCGTTCCTGGTAGCCGAACACATTATCGTCATTTGCAGAACCGTCCGCGTAGATTTCTTTGTTCAGAACAGCTTGCTCGCCAATGTGAGCCAGAGCAGGCCAGTAGAAATCGTACCGAGTAGAGCGGCTAAACATCCTATCCAGCCCTTGTTGGTAAGTAAGGTCTGCACGGACATTAACCATGCCGATAATAATACAATGCTCAGTAAAAGATTTTGTGAAGCCATGGCCATGTATTGCTCCTACACCGAACGCCGCCAGGTTGCCCTGGGGTGAGGTGCCGTCAGTAGAAGAAGTTTGCGCCACAGGGTTAATATTGATACGAGAGGTACCGCCGCCGAGGTATTCGGCGCGAGTGGCGCGGAGATCGGGAGAAGTAACGCCAAAGTGCGATTTTACAATTTCGATATATCTAGTGCCGCCGCGGGCGTCACGTTCGAAAAGTTTTTGGAGTTGAAACGCCTGGCGTAGTTGATTGATTGTTGCGGCGGTAGCGTCCTCCAGGTTAGCGACGACATTTTGAGTTGTGCTAGTAGTCGACAGGCGAATATCCATATTTCCGCCACCGTCGGACCAGCCGGCAGTTGCGAGTTTGTTTGTTTCGGTTTCACCGGTGATGGGAGCTTGTGTTCCCAGGGGGAGGTCTACGGAATCGCCTTTTTGTGGCCAGGGTAAACAAGAGGTGAAATAATCATGACGTTTCCCTCGGAGGAGAAGTTCATAATCTGTGGTGTCATCGGGGCCGTCGTCAGTGTCAAGCGTGACATTGTTGGATAAGTTTTGATCCTTGAACCAATCATTATATATTCGCGCGTAAGCGCGATGCCAAAGGCTAGAATGCTCAAGATCAGCGATGCCAGTAGGTATCCCGAAATAATCCGATAACGAACCATTTGCATGTCCAACCGAAGCAGGCGCTTGCATAGTCGGTACAGTAAAGTCAGTAGAGTCACCCATGTTCTCCTGTTCACCGTTGAATTTTTGGAAGTTGTCCCAGATCAGGCGAATAGGGACGGAGAAGAAGAAAGAGTCCATATGGACATTGTCCATAAAGGGGTGCAGAGGTGTGGCCATTCTGGTAAAGGCCGTCATGTTGAGATTGAAGGTGTCGCCTGGCAGAGCCTCGTCGACAAAGACGGGGACCAGGTAGCCACTATCCATAGTTGTTTTGAGTCCGCAGGATCGATTAAAGCTCGACCTGGGGATGTTAGCTTGGGGAATTTGCCCGAAGCTGTGATTCATTACTGATTTCATTCTTTTACCTCCGGTTGAATTGGTGTGGTAGTTTTTGGTTTGAATTCGACCAGGTTACCCAGGGCGGTTTTACAGGATTCCATTTTTGCAGTCTGATCGTCGAATTCACCTATAAGGAACAGAGTATAATCAGAAGTATGACGAGAGAAATTGTGATTAGGATCAGAGATACAGTCAACAATAGTACGTATAGCTTGTCCATTTGTGTCAAAGAAGAAGGGTTGAAGATATGCCTCGGATTTTTCATCATAAATAGAAAATATCTTTTTGATCATTTAAGTAGTCTCCAATCGTCTGTTAAGTGTTTTTATTTGTGCTTCTTTACATTTCTCTTTGACCCGTAGCCGGCGTATAGAATTGTCGCCTTTTTGTTCAGCACATTTTTTACGTTTGAATTTTAATTGCTGATTTAGACTAGGATCGTCCAGGTCGTGAAGTGTGTAATAGAATTTTGGTATAGGAACCTCCTTTCCTTTGATTATAGTTTTGTCATGTGGAAAGAGATCGGATTTGTACTTATCGTACCAGGCTTTTCCGATCCCTGGCCGGCGAGACATCGTGCAGTATTCGGGTTGACGTCCCTGGTAATGATCATTGGCGTTTTTGCCAGTTACCTTTTTTGCTATATATCGTGCCACGTAAGCAGCAGAGTCAAAAGTAACATCGCCAATAATGCTATAACCATAAGGCCACAGTTTCGACAGCGCATCGCTTGTATAGAGTCGGCAGTTGTTTTTAGTTTGCCATAATACTTTGTCGGTGAAGTCATGATTGAATAAACATGCGTGATAATGTGGACGATTAAATGTTTCACCATACTCCCCGCAGTGATAGTACCTAATTGGGTTGTCTTTGTTAGCTTTATAATGTTTTCGTAAACGTTTCATAAAGTCCTGAAAGTGTTTTTTATTAAGACTTCCATCATGAGGTACATTCACATCGTCATAAGTTAAGGTAATGAAGCAGTTTTGATCATACATTTGCGATTCGTGTACGCATCTAATTGCCCATTGCCTGGAATATTCCAGGCGGCATCCAATACATTGGCCGCACGGTAGTTCAATTTTTAAATCTTCGAAGCCTTGATTTCTGTTAAATACTATCGACCGTTTACCGGATACGTTAGCGACCTTTGATCTCCAACCCTGTAAAGGATTGTAGCAAGGCATTAGAGTCGGATACCTCCTCGCATGGGATTCCAATTATTTTGGGATTTAACCCGAATCGCGTTTTTAGTGAAGTTTCTTTTCGAGAATTTTTTGTTCATTTTTTTTCGTCGGCGCATAGCGACCTCCTTTAGTTTAGACACCGTTGGTGTCAGTTAGACCAGTTACATCAAGAGAGAACTGGTCATTTGTCATCCGGAAAGTCCGGAATGTTGAATAATTCACGCACCAGGCGAAGCCCTGGAAGCAGTGAATCGTCGAGCTTGTTGTCGCTCTCCTGGATTGTATTTTCTACATTATCGATCAGGTTGTCGAGGAATTTTTGAAGATCGCTGACGTTAAGCGATTTTATGAAATTGTTGATCAGCTGAGTGATGATGTAGATAATCATAGATTTTTTCATTTTAAGCCCCCTTAGTCCCCCGTTACATCGGGGGAAGTTTTTTTATGTTTGTTTGTTTATTAACAAACGTTTGTTACCCGGGCGGAAGCGCTTCGCTGTCCGCCCGGGTTTGCTTAGTTGCCTGTTAGACTTGGCGGCCGTGGCCGCGTCGTCATTCTACAGGCTCCGGAGGTGGTGCATCCTCCACCGGGACAGGCTCGGTTGGGGAAGGGGGAATAAGTCCCATTGCTTCCATTTCGGGCATGTTGTCAGGATTACTGACGAAGTCGAGGAATTCAGCAGGATTGTTGTGGAACCGCGTACGCACAGAACTAGGAAGTGTTGAGAAGGCGTCATTGGCGGTAATAATCTTATTCATTGCCTCGTGATAGTCAGGCGATCCGGTGAGATCGTCATAGTTGCCCTGGAAGCGTGTGACGTGGTCCACCAGTCCGGTTTTTTGATATTTTTTCATTATGTGGTTTATGTCACATTCTTGCTTGAATGATTGACGTGTGACACTCGGTAAAGCCGAAGTGTCTTTTTGAACCCGCTGAGGCGGGTCATAGGGTTTTTTGAATTTTGTTGCCATGTTTTGAACTCCTTATTTAATAGTTTTGCCGAGAATAGGAATTGGACCGATTAGGTTTTTGATCAGATCGGAATAGGCTTTAGTTTGCATCAATTCTTTATGATCCAGTTGGAATTTAGCATCTCTTACCTGGACAGCTGATTGTGCTTTAGTTGCATTAGTTGCGGCAATTTGTTGTGCCAGGGAGAAGGGAAACAGTTTTTCATTTTGTCGCCAAGATTGTCTGAAAAGAGTGTCTTGAGCGTTAGAGAGATCGCCGGCCATTGTGTTCCGGTAGATCTCGGATTCTAGACGTTTCCCTGCGAGGTTTGCGAGTTTCACAGCATTACGAGCGTCAACAGCTGACGCGGCTGTGTTTTGCATGTTTGCCTGGGCGCCAGGGAGTCCAGAACCGACACCGTTTTGATAAGCGAAGATAGGATTCATCCCCGCTTTTTTCATATCGTCCATAGTCCACTGGTAACGGTTTTGATAGGACTCCTTAGAGAACTCCATTGACCTGGCAGCTTGTGCAGAGTTTGCCGCGTTAGCGCGTTCGCCACCAAGGAAGCTAATGCCGGCGCCGAGCAGGTCACCGACGCCGCCGCTTAAGAAATCAGATGCTTTGGTGGCTATGCTACCGATAGATTTGCCGATTTTTTTTACACTACTAAAAAATCCCATTATCAGCTCCTATCAGAAGTGGTCAATAAGACCAGGTACAGAGTAGACCGGCATCGGGCGAGCGCATTTCAGTGAGAAGTAAGAGTCGAATAGGAATTGTGGCTCAGTGTCCAGGACCACGACGCGATCAATTGGCGGGTCCTCCTGGATAAAGTCCTGGTTAAGTGACGGACAGGAAGCGAAGTCTTGCGCCAGGTGCCAGGAGTCGAGAGTCTGAGGGTCATTAGAGCGGAATTTGCCGGTAATTTTTGAGGGCTTGTAACGGTATTCGGCATATCTTTCCTGGTAGCCGAACACGTTTTCGTCATTGGCAGAGCCGTCCGCGTAGATTTCCTTATTCAGAACAGCTTGCTCGCCAATGTGAGCCAGAGCAGGCCAGTAGAAATCATACCGAGTAGAGCGGCTAAACATCCTATCCAACCCTTGTTGGTAAGTAAGGTCTGCACGGACATTAACCA